ATGAGGTAACCCCGCAAGGGCCACCCACGCAGGCCCCGGGTGCCCCCACGTTCTCCCCTATCGACGAGCCGACAGCCACGGTCCCAGAGGCAGCGTCGCTGAACGGTACGGAGGATAGGAAGTCGGACCCTTTACTCCTAACGACATCTGGGGGTTCCAATACGGGGGGCTCTGGATAGACGGTAAGGCCGCCGACGAACTGCGCCGGCAGCAGGACCAGCAAATGGATCGTCTATCTGACTCAATGGCGATCCAGATGGCCGCTTACTTCCAAAGGCAGAAGCGCGTTGTCCTGGAGAAGTGGAAGTCTCGCAACATGCGCGAGAAGGTCAATAAGGGCATCCATGTCGGTGTGAATGACATTCTGGACATCCCCACGTGGGATAACCAGTTGCTCGCTGACGCTAAGACTTGGCTGACGGCCGTCCTGGTCGAGGGGTCCCACGGGGTCACCCAGATAACAGGCACCAAGGACCATCAGGACGACGACGACGACGAAACGATCCTCATTCTCAAGAGGTCCCTTATGGCTGGTTTGGCGAGATTCGCTGAGATCAACAGAACCACCCGCCGCCAGATCGAGAAGCAGATAGAGAAGGGGATCGGTGCCGGCAAGTCGGTGGATGACATCGCAGAAGGGATTGAGAAGGTCTTCTCAGACGCCGTGAAAGTCCGTTCCCGGATGATCGCTAACAACACGGTGGTGTTTGGCGTGAACGAGGGCCAGATGATCGGTGCCAACAAGGAGGGCTACCGGTACAAGGTTTGGCTGTCCATGGAAGATGAGAAGGTCCGCGCTACGCATGTCCGTAGCGATGGCCAGGCCAGGCCGATCACGGAGCCGTTCCTGGTGGGCGGCTACCGGATGATGCACCCTGGGGACCCCGCTGGGTCGATCAAGGAGACAGCGAACTGCCGCTGCACCATGCTTTTTACCAATGAGCCCAACCAGGCGGGGCTATTAGAGTACGGAATCCCACAAACTCTCGTATAGGCGCCCTGAACGCTCCACCCTTGGCTGGCTCGGAGGGCTATTCTGGTTGAAGAGCCGTCTAGGAGGCGTTGTGGAACTGGAATCAAAACAGGCCCGCGTGGAGGCCAAGGCAATCGACGACGCCGAGGGCACAGTCCAGGCTGTCGTTTCAGTTACGAACATCGTCGACAACGTCAAGGACGTGATCGAGCCTGGTGCGTACGCTGAGACCCTGGGCAAACGCGTTCCAAAGGGGGTCTGGTCCCATGACACGACCATCCCTATCGCCAAGACCCTCGCTGCCATCGAACTCCCCCCTGGGGATTCACGCTTGCCGGCACACCTGCGCGAGGTGGACGCCGGCGGCGTCCTGGTCAAGATGAAGTTCAACCTGAACACCACCCGCGGCCGCGAGGCTTATGAGGACATCAAGTTCTTCGGTGGGGAGCAGGAGTGGTCGATCGGCTACTCGGTCCCTGAGGGTGGGTCAGAGATGAAGGACGACACGGGGATTCGTTACATCAAGCAACTGGAGTGGTACGAATACTCTCCGGTGCTGTTCGGTGCCGCCCCTGGTACCCGCACCGTCTCTGTGAAGGAAGACCCCGACATGAAAGACGACGAGGCCACCGAAACTTTCGAGGGCGAGTTCGAGGACGTAAAGGGCCCGACGGCCAGGCACAAGACAGGCGTCAAGAAAGACGGCTGGTACGACAAGACCGCTTACAGGAACATGCGGTCCCCGGCCGACAAGTCGTACTACTCCAAGATTTTCGCCTTCCACATCGACGGAGAAGACCCGAAGATGAAGACGAACTACACGTTCGTCCACCACTTTGTCGGTAGCGACGGTCGGCCAGGGCCGGCAGCGTTGTCTGCGCTACAGAACACATTCGGCCTTCTCAACGGCGCCCGTAAGGGGACAAAGTTGAGGGGGAGCGACCGTAAGGGTGTGTACAACCACATCGCCGGCCATTACAGGGACGACGGTAAAAAGCCGCCGGAACTAAAGGCCGACGAGTATGTAGACGCCGTTATGGAACTCAAGGAAAGACTCCCTGAGTCCTTCTGCGATGAAGTAGATGCTCTCATTGAAAAGGGCGCCGAACTATTCGAGATAAAGTCCAGTTTGGAGGACACCATGGCTGACGAGGCCGAAATCACCGAGACGACTGAGGTCGAGGTCGAGTCCAATGGACCGACGGCGCAGTCAGTTATTCAGGACGCCATTACGGCGTTGAACACCCTTTCCGAGCAGTTGGGTGAACTTGAGGAAAAGGGCGGCGACGCTCCTGGCTTCTCGAACACCGCACCTGAGTCGGCGGAGCGCACCGAAGGTGCAGGCGAGGCGGCCCCAGAGGTTGTCGCAGACCTGTCGCACGGTGGGACATTGACCCCCGAGCAGATGGCGGTCGAGGGCTCTCCGGCAGGCGGCGATTCACCCGCGCCGAAGGCAAAGGCCCCCAAGGCCAAGGACCCGGAGCCCGACGATTCTGAGAAGGCCGCAGAGGCCGTCGAGGAAGAGGCTTCTGATGAGCCGGCCGAGGGCGGCCTTCTGGGCGAACTGGACCTCAAGGAAATCCGTGAGTTCCAGGACTTGGTTACCTTCTCCGATCTGGGGGAGTAACTGGGCTCCCCGGCCGGTGAGCCGGTCGGGGGTTAGACTGTAGGAGTAGCCGGTGACGACTGGGGCACTCCTTGGACTTATACGCAGAAATGCAGGGCGCTGGTAGACGAATCCAGCGCTTTCGTGTGGAAGTCATTCTCGACGATTTACCCGAGGATGAGGCTCAGCAGGTTCTTGCCGCGCTCCACGACCCGAATGTCCTAACCAGCAAGATTGCCCAGGTTCTCAGCAAACACGGCCACCCCATTTCGTCTAACGCCGTAAGCAACTATCGACAACAGAAGTGCGTTGAATCGTGAATAGCGACCTCCAAAAGGAGTTAGCCAAATCACGACTTGGGAAGATCGCTGATCTCTTAGAACGGTCGGGGATTGACCCTGAGGAAATCGGCTCCGTAGAGAAGGTCCGCATCTCCGAGTGGCAGGGTCTCACCAAGAACGAAGAGGGCGAAGCCGAAATCCACGACCTGGGTGGCGTATCAGTCGTTATCGCCCCGGCATGGGCTGACGGTCCTGAGTGGCCTGTCGTTCAGCAGGCCCGGCCTCTTACGATCAAGCCGACACCACGGCCACCGAAACCTAAGTCGAAGTACAAGACGTGCGTCATCCTCCCTGATCCCCAGATCGGGTACCGCATGTACGAAGACGGGACCATGGACGAGTTCCATCATGAACCGTCGATGGATGTCGCTATGCAAATCACCAAAGACCTGGACCCTGACCTGATTGTCAACCTGGGTGATTACCTGGACTTTGCGGAGTTCGGCAAGTTCGAGCAAGAACCGGCGTTCGCTAAGACGACTCAGGCGTCCATCGACCGTGGTTACAAGTTCCTCATGCAGCAGAGAGCGAATGCACCCGACGCCCACATGGTGCTCCTGGAGGGCAACCACGACCGCCGCCTCCAGAAAGCGATTACGAACAACTCGGCTAGCGCCCTGCACTTGAAGCGTGCGGACCGTCCTGATGACTGGCCCGTGATGTCGGTTCCGTTCCTGCTGCGTCTCCAGGACGACCCGCTGAACGTCGAGTATGTCGGTGGTTACCCAGCGGGCATCTACTGGGTGAACCAGAACCTGGCGTGCATCCATGGCCACATCACCAGGAGCCGTGGTTCGACAGTCGCAGCGGTTGTGGATGATGAGCGGACATCCATCATCCATGGACACATTCACAGGATCGAGTTACAACACAAGACCAGGCGTACGTATGACGGGGCGAAACGCAGTTTGGCGGCTTCACCGGGGTGCCTTTGCCGCACCGACGGGGCTGTACCGTCTACCAAGGGGTCGACAGACCCTCATGGTCGCCCTGTGAACGCAGTGGAAGACTGGCAACAGGGCATGGCTGTGGTCACTTACGAGGAAGGCGACGGGAACTTCGATGTCGAACTCATCCCCATCTCAAGAGGGGAAGCCATCTTTAGAGGCACCTACTACTCAGCCGCCCCCAGTACAGCCAACCGCTGAGTTCACTTTTGATGATGACATCCCGCAGGCGAGGCACTTCCCGATAATCACGATCGTCCTCTCGTTGGATGATCCTGGAGAACCAAACCACGTTGATTTGGGGTCCGTTCCTCCTCAGATCGCTGCCGCTGCCCTGGAGGGTATTGCCCGTCAGTTGACGAGGTTGTCGTGGCCGAGCCGAGTCTCCTATGCCGGCCAAACCATCTTCGACCCTGCACAAATGTTCCCCGATTTGGATGATGATGACGACGATGAGGACGACACGTTCATCGGCGATTGACCCCTGCCACCATTACATGGCCAGGTGTGTAACCATTATCTGAACGGGGTGCTTACCTCGTGTACACCTATCCATCTACACACACGAGGTAGACCTAATGGCAGTCACGGATTCCCACCTACGGGAACTCAAGTCTGCTCTCCGCGACACGCTGAGCGAGAACGACGCAATCGTCGATTCCGCAGAGGCTGGTCGTGAGGAGGGCGGTCCAGACATTCAGGTCGACGCGAAGCACATCCAGGGCTTCCGCGCCAATCTCACCAAGGCACGTGATCTGCGCGAGCAGATCGAAGCCTTGGAGGGCCAGAAGGAGATGCAGGACTGGGCTTCTGCATCGACTGAACAGCCTGAGATCGTCGCTGAATCCAAGGAAGCAACACCGCCTTCCAGCGTCGGCCAGGGATTCATCGACTCCGATGAGTTCAAGTACCTGAACGGCGGGGCCAACGGCCTCACCATGCATGTCCCATACAACGTCAAGGGCGACCTTGGCGGCATGTGGCAGCGCAAGGACGTTTACACGACCCTCCCCAGTGGGACACCGGCTCAGTTCGGTACCCCGCAGCGGGATTCGATCGTGGAACGCGCCCACCGCGCTGCCCGTGTGCGTGACCTGTTCAACGTACAACAGACCTCAACCAACCTGGTTGAGTACTTCCGGGTCACCGGCTTCACGAACAACTCCGCCACCACGGCAGAGCGTTCGGGATCACCCGAGACCTTTACCGCATACCCACAGTCGACGCTGACCATCGCTGGCGCGCAGGCTCCGGTCCGCAACATCGGTCACTACGAAGTTGCTCACCGGAACGTCCTTGCGGACGAGCCCGCGATGCGTGGCATCATCGACAACGAGTTGCTGTACGGCCTCCGTCTCACCGAGGATGACCAAATCCTCAATGGTGACGGTACCGGCACCAACCTCACGGGTATCACCAACGCTGGTGTCTCCGTACAGGCGCTGGGTTCGGACACACGGATCGACGCGATCCGTAAGTCCATCACCAAGATTGCTCTCGCTTACTACGAGGCAACAGGTATGGTCGTCCACCCGACTGACATGGAGCAGATCGAACTTGAGAAGGATGCCGACGAACGGCACATGCTCACCGCTTCGATTGCCGTTGGTCCCGAGGCGCGCATCTGGCGTCTCCCGGTTGTTGAGTCCGCTGCGATCACTGTAGGAACCGCTCTTGTCGGCTCCTTCGGTATCGGTGCGACCCTCTACGACCGCATGGAAGGCAACATCCGCATCTCCGAGAACCACTCGGACTTCTTCGTGAGGAACGCCATTGCGATCCTCGCCGAGGAGCGGATTGCTCTCGCCGTCAAGCGGCCCGAGTCCTTCTGCATCGTTACTGGCATCTAGCCACCACCGCCTTCGGGCACTGAACAGGGCCGGGCACCTTTGCCCGGTCCTGTTTAGTTTTTGGTACCCTGTCGTTATGGACACCGAGAACAAGATGACTGAACGTAGGACGGTCGTCCTGGATCGTGACCTCTATGAGGAAGCGAAGGACGGGACGAAGTTCCTCGTAGCGCGCAAGGGTGACAGAATCACCCCTAGCCTCGCGCGCCGCCACAAGGTCTTACCGATTGAGTCCGCCGCAGGGCCGGCTCTGGAATCAAAGGTCGTTACGCCGGCTGAGCGCCAGGTGACGACGAGCCAGGCAACTAAGGCCTTCTGAGGGCCTCCACCTCCGCGGAGTCTTTCCGTGGAAGCGTTTCTGTAAGGGCGACTGCCCTGTCAATCTTCCATCTAAAGCGAGCCGCGTACACGATCGCCGATCCAAGGACGGCGAAGACGACAGCGAAGAACGCTAGGAGGTATTCAATGATGCCCACAGAACGAGTGTATCTGTGAAGCGCTCTGGGCCACCAAAGCGCAAGACCCGCCTCAACGTCATGAGCAACAAGCGGAGGGCCGAACTCGGCATTCGCAGGCGGGTCAGAGAGGAGGTTCTCGAAAGGGATGCGTACAAGTGTGTTGCTAAACACTTGGTAGAGGATGTAGAGTGTTGGGGTCCCCTGGACGTAGATGAACTACTCCCCAGAGGACGAGGGGGGGACTGGCTAGACCCTGACAACTGTCAGGTCCTGTGTCGGGCCCACCACGATTGGAAACACTTACATCCAAGTGAGGCAGTTTCTCTAGGCCTCACCAGAAGCCGAAAGAGTTACAACGACCCGTGAAAGAGACTAAGTGGTTACCGCGTATTGTGGTTGGACTGATTGGGTCGGCGGTGATCCTGTTCGCAGGAAACCACACCGCGTCTCAAGGAACTAACTTCTCAGAATCCACACGGGATGTCAGTTACTATCAACCAGGGGGTGGTACAGGTCTCGACCTGAGGAAAAGCCGTACATCGGAGCCTCAGGGACAGGGGTTCGATTCCCCTCACCTCCACCAGGTTGGCGTCGGGGCTGTCGTCGTCGAAGTCCCCTCCACCTCGGCCGTTCCGGCGCCGACCACTACACGGGTCACATTCACCCGAGTAGAGACAGAGGCTGTTGCAGCACCGTCGACGACCACGATTTCCCCGATTCCTGACCTGATCGGTCAACAATACGCTTATTACTCCAGGGGTCCCCAGGTCGTCACCCTCCAGGAGGAACTAGGGATGGCTTCCGTGGACGGTGTCTACGGACCGAAGACACGCAAAGCCCACATCGAAGCACTCGGCGGCCCAACCACAGCCGTTTACATCTTTTACCCCGAGATCGGCGAAACCCCGACTCCCTGCTCCCACGGTTGCGAGCCCGGCGACGGCCACTACGACCTTCCCACCCTGGGTGAACTCATCAACGAATACTTCAAGCCCGAAGACCGTGCGTTGGCCCGCCAGATCGCGTTCTGCGAATCAAGCGGGCAAACCCACCACATCGGGTCTACCCAAGTGTCCAGCGCTTTGGCTGTCGGCTGGTTCCAGCACCTAGCCAAATACTGGGTTGAGCGCTCCGAGAAAGCAGGCTTCAAGGACTACGACCCGTTCAACGGGCGGGCCAACGTCGGAGTCGCAGCGTGGTTGTTCTACTCCAGTGGGAAGCACCACTGGAATCCAAGTAAAGCCTGTTGGGGAGAAACGGAAGAGTCTTGGGAACTCGACACTGAGGAAGAGTGGAGTGCCTGGCGCGAGAAGTTCTGGCCAAAGGACGCCGACTGGTGTGACGAGTGTGAAGAGGGTCCGTGGGATGACCCGGAATGGGGATAACTGATGCCTGAACATGAGACAACCGACCATTACAAGAGTCATGCGATTTACTTCACGATCGAAGACTTGGCGGAGATACTCGGTGTCCCTGCTGACAAACTGGGGGTCAACCACGTCGACACCGCCCCCAATAAACCCGAGATGGCGGTAAGGGTCAACTTGCGACAAGGGTTCTAAGCCCGGGTTACACAAAACCCCATGGGATAATGGGGGGTGTCACACAGCGGCGAAGTGCCCACCCCTCGGGCTGAGTCCGCTGGTTGGGACAACCCTGAGCGGTTGCTCGCTGTCGAGCGGCCCGAATGGCAAACCGAGAGTCTATGCAGGGGCTCTGACACCCCTGAAATCTTCTTCCCGTCACCCGGCGACACGGAGGCCCTCAAGGCCGCCAAGTCCACTTGTGGTAAGTGCCCAGTGGTTCAGGCTTGCCTGATCTACGCCCTTGAGAACAACGAACGGTACGGCATCTGGGGTGGGAAGAGCACCCGTGAGCGTTTGCTTATCCTCCGTGCAAAGAGGATGATTGAGAAGGGCGAAGCCTAATCGTCCGCGTCTCAGGGAAAGCGTAGGCTAGGGCAATGGCCATCATCACTTACCAGGACCTGGCGACGTACATGAACCGCACGTTTAGCGCCGGGGAGCAGGCCGCGGCCAACCACATGATCGGTGGTTTGGAGCGGGAGTTGTCTCGAATCCTGGGTCGGTCCCTGGCCGGCACCACGATCTCCAGTGAAGCGCACATCCTCAAGAGGAACCAGCGGCAGATTTTCCTCAAGGAATACCCTGTCATTTCAGTTACCACGTTGAAGATCGGCGATCTCGGCTCTGAAATCACGCAGACTCTCACCGATTTCGACATCCACAAGTGGGGGATCGACGGCATTCTCGCCAGGGCCACAGGCACATCAGCCCTGGTGTCCTACACGGCCGGCATGTCGTCTTCGGACCAGCAGCAGTTGGAGATGCTGATGATGCGGGTTGGGGCCCGTGAGATGTCGCAGGTTCTCGCAGATGCCCAGGGGCTATCGAAACTAACAGCCGAGGGCATGAGTATGACCTTTGCCAACGATGGCATGGGTGGGTTCACCGACCAGGACCTCAAATGGGTCAGGAGACTCCGTCGTAGAGGGGTTTACTAATGCGTGGAGCGTCTCATGCGTTGACGGTTCGCAGCCGCACGCCCACGGTAAACGCCGAAGGTCAGGTGTCCTACGCCAACTCTGATACGGCTGTACAGGGCCGAATCTCCCAGGGTGGCACAAACGAACTGTCGGATGGCAAGGAGACGTACCAGGCTGACGCTGTCGCCTGGGTGCCCTTGGCGACGACGATCACTGGCGACGACCAGGTTGTTGTCGCTGGGCAGAACTCGTTCCTGAACGGCACTTACGACATCCAGGGGATTCAGCACACCCCCACTCACCTGCGGGTGATGCTGACAGGGGCCAACGTATGAGCGCGACCATGACGGTCACGGCACCTATCAAACTCATCCCTGGTAGGCCGATACCGAAGACCCTTGTGCAGATCATTCTCCATAACGCCTTGTATGTGTACAACCAGGGGGCCAAGTACGGCCTTCCGGCCGCCGGCCTCAGGATCGGTGACCTTTGGAAGGCGCGTATCCAGGAGTTGTACTCGAATGCTGGTAGTTACAGGACGTACTGGCATCCGCGCTTGGGTGGGACTGGAGCGTGGACTATGTCGTCTCAGCCTGGGAGCCCACCCGCTCTCCAGACCGGCGATTTGCGTAACAGCGTCGAGTTCTACATTGCCAAACTCCCTGCTCGTGGCCCCAAGGGCCGCTTCATGGCGGGGTTTGGCACGACAGCGATCCAGATTTTCACACGGAACGCCTACGCCTACGATCAGGAGTTCGGTATCAGCACTGGACAAGCGCGCCCGGCGTGGCAGATCGCCAACGTCCAGCCTGAGGGCCGGCGCATCATCAAGGACATCACCTGGGCTGAGTTCGTCAAAGCCGAAATCAAGGCTGCGGGGAGAGCCAAGATGGGTGTCCCGGTGACGGTCCTGATGGTGACTAAGGGCCGTGAAGCGTTCCGAGGCAAACTGTAATGGCTTCTGTCGCTGCTGCTGTGAGAACAGCCATCGTGAACGCGAACATCTCTGGCGTGACCACGAAGGTCTTCCGAGATCAGGCACCTGATTCGACGGCTTACCCGTTTGTGACCCTCGACGATGACGTTTCACGCCAACCCATCCTGGAGGGCGACGGGGCTGTGACCATGAGGGAGAAGGTTATGTGGATCAACCTCTGGCAGGTGACTTCGGCCGAAGACGTTGACCTGATCGAGGACCTTCTCGCCGCTGTCGACGGGGCGACCCTCACGGGGGCCAACAAAACCATCCTAAAATGCAAGGTGCAAGACGTGAGCCGTGCTACTGACCCATCCGAACAAGTCTGTCGCTCCTGGCTGACAGTCAACATTACCCACTCGAACTAATGGCATTCACCACAATCGCAATGACCGGCACCTTCTACGAGGCCGATGGGAGCACCCTGGCTTCGGGGAACGTGACGTTCATTGCCTCGACGACCATGAACGACTCGGCTACGAACGCGATCGTTGCCCCGACCCTCGCCACGGCGACGCTGGCCTCTGGGGTAATCGCGGTGAACCTCACCGCTACGACTGACCCGACGACTCAGCCCGCTGGGGTGACTTACGAGGTCACGGAGAACATCGACGGGGCGGGCCAGAACAAGTACAGCATCGAAATCCCGCACAACTCGGCTGACGCCACCCTGGACCTGGCGGACATCACCCCAGCGATAACCCCTGTAACGACTTACTCGTATGCCACTCAGCAGTACCTGAATGACCAACTCCTGACTGGGACGACGTTTACATTCGATCAGCAATCACCCGCGGCTACATGGACGATCACGCATGACCTGGGGTACAAGCCGGCCGTCTCAGTGGTGGACACGTCCGACACTGTCGTGGTCGGAGATGTTGACTATACGGACCTCAATGTGCTGGTCGTTACCTTCGCACAGTCCTTCGCTGGGAAGGCGTATCTTAGTTAGAAGGACGATCGTTTAGCCCCGGAGGTAAGCCGAGATGGCGAAGTACCTGGTCAATCTTGACCTGAACCAGAACCAACTGGTGAAGGCCCGTATAGAGAACCTAGCCAGCGCTCCTGGTTCTCCTGTATCAGGCCAAATCTATTACAACACGTCTGCCAACACACTCAACTTCTACAACGGCAGCGCTTGGGTAAACCTCGCCGAAGGGGACGTAACCGCGGTTCTGGCGGGAACTGGGCTCTCAGGCGGGGGCAGCAGCGGCGATCTCACTCTAAACATGGCCAACACTGGCGTCACAGCGGCTTCGTATGGCTCCGCTAGCGCAGTCGGTACCTTTACCGTCAACGCTCAGGGCCAACTAACGGCCGCCGCCTCAACGACTATCGCTATCCCTTCAACGGCTGTCACTGACTTCACCGAAGCCGCCCAGGACGTTGCCGGCGCTCTGATCTCTGGCACAGCCAACGAGATCACCGTTACCTACGACGATGCCGCCGGCACAATGGTTCTCTCCCAGCCGGTTGATGTAACGGTCGGGAACGACCTGACCGTCGGTGGTGACCTGACCGTCAACGGCACAACCACGACGGTCAACTCCACCACGCTCACGGTCGACGACAAGAACATCGAACTCGGCTCTGTCGCCGTGCCCTCAGATACCACTGCTGATGGTGGCGGTATCACGCTCAAGGGTGCCACCGACAAGACGATCATCTGGACCAACTCGACTGACACCTGGGACTTCAACCAGGGCATCAACGTCGCTACTGGTACGACCTACTCGATCGCTGGGGCCATGGTCCTCAGCGCCACACAGTTGGGGACGGCTGTTGTCAGTTCGTCACTCACCACCCTCGGCACCATCGGTACCGGTGTCTGGGAGGCAACCGACGTTGCCGTTCTCCACGGTGGTACCGGCGCCTCGACCGCATCGGCTGCCAGGACCAACCTGGGGGTCATCGAAAAGGTCGTAGCGACCATCGGCGACGGTTCAGCGACCTCGTTCGCAATCACCCACAGCCGTGGGACCACTGATGTGACGGTTGAGGTTTACGACGCCAGCACAAACGACACAGTTATCGCCAACGTGAACCGGAACTCCACCAGCCAGGTGACAGTCTCGTTCGCATCGGCACCAGCATCCAACGCTTACAAGGTTGTTGTAATCGGCTAAACAGATTCTCAATCTCCGCTTGAGGGTGGAGGTCGGGACCTATAAGGGGTAGTTGAGGCTATGCCAACATTTCTGGAGCGCCTATCGGCGCAGAAGTTCTCGTCTGCGGCATCCACCGCTTTCGATGTCTTCGTCTCCGGGGACTCAAATGCTCGCATAGCCGTTGATGCTGGAGGCAAACTGACCTGGGGCCCCGGCGATGGGGCCGGCGATGTCACCCTGTACCGATCCGCTGCGAACGCTCTCAAGA